GAGGTTGTAGCGGCTGCGGGCGGCGGAGAGCGCGGATTCAAGGTCGAGTTTGGCCTTGTTCTCCTCGCGCTCCTTCTTCTCGGCCTCGCGCTCGTCGCGCATGGCCTTCAGCGCCGCCTCGGTTTCCTCCAGCTTGGCGCGCAGCGGGGCCACCAGCGGTTCGGCGGCCTCCTCGGGCAGCTTTACGTCGGTGGGCCACTTCTCCTTGGCCTTGGCGCGCAGGGCGCGGCCGGCTTCGCCGCTGTCGTTCCAGAACTCGTTGAACAGCTCCAGGGCGCGCTTCTGGCCCTCGGTGATGGATTCGGGTGCGGGGTCGGCCATGGCTTACTTCTTTCCGCCCGCCGAGCCGCCCACGTGATCGAGATTCATCCCCGGAGGGTTGACCCCGCCCTTAGGCAGGCCGGACGAACGCGCGCCGATCCCCATCTTCGGGAAATCGACATATTCCATGACCTTGCCGTCCCCTTCCTTGGGAACGTCGTTGACATAAGCGCGGGGGAAACGATCGGCCATTTCGGGCTCCTATTGCATCGCGGGTGGTTGGGGTTGTCCGCCGGGTCCGCTGGGGAACATGCGGTTCATGGCGCCGGCTTGGCCGCCGGTCTGCTGTTGTCGCGCCATCTGGGCGAGCTGCTGAATGACGGCGGCCTGATCGCCATCGGCGCCGGCCTTGTCCAGGTGCTTGGCGATCTCGGTGATCGCCTTGAGAACGGCGGTGTGCAGGTCCGAGCCCATCGGCAGACCGGCGAGGGATTTCTGAAGCGCCTCCACAGCCAGCTTCACGCCGACCATCGCCTGTTGCGACTGTCCCTGCATGGGGCCGGGCTGGGTGGCCGCGCCGGTGCCGCCGGCGGGGTGCTGCATCAAAGCGGACATGCCCGGCGCGGGCGGCCCTCCCTGTCCTTGCGGCGTCGGCAGCACTGAAAACCCCCTTCAAAGCCCCGAATGGGCGGCCACCTTGCGATGACCGCCCACGGAAAGGCTTACTTACGGCCCTTGCGGTGAGACTTACGCTTGGCGGTCATCGTTGGCATCCTTCTGAAAAACCGGGAGACACCCGTATCCCGACGCCTGAAAAATACGGTCGCGTAAAAATCAGTGTCAATATAGCCTCGCTCTACGCCAGGACACGTTCTATAGGACGACATGGGATGCGCATTCCGAAGAACCATCTTGAGAAATTCGTCAGACAAGTTGCTGACGATTGCATGGCGTCTCAGAAGGATCGCACCAATCGAGGTGCTTTTTACAGAAACTACGTGTTGTTCGGCAGCGAAAAACCGGACAGTCCGGCGATGTACAACAAGACATTCGCCTATATGGACGATCTGGAATCTCTGCTGTATTCGCCGATCTCGCTCAAGTTCCACATCGGCGACCCCGACCTTCCCAACATCCTGTCCCAGGCCAAGGGACGGGCGGCGGCGCAGAGGCTGCGCACCTATGCGCGGCGCTCAGACACCGACACCCATATTTCCGAGGCGGTGTTCTGGTCGCTGGTGAAGGGCAAGACCTTCATCAAGCAGACCTGGAAACGCGGCGGGTTTTCGCCCGCCCTGGTGCAGCCCGAGAACATGGGCGTGATGCACGAGCACCACACGCAGTTGGACGAGGACATGGAGGCCTTCGTCCATTCGATGCTGATCACGCCCTATCAGTTCGAGCGCATGATCGCGCGCAACCCCGACCGCGACGCCCTGCGCAAACGCGCCCAGCGCTACATGAAGGAGATGCGCAACGGCCTGTCGCCCAGCGAGGGGTCGGCCAAGCAGGTGATCATCGGCGGCCTCTATCCGTTCCAGCCGGCCGGCGGCTCGCCCAGCAACACCCGAGGCATCGTCGATTGGATGGGCGGCCCGTCGCCCACGCTCTCGCCGCGCGTGATGCAGAGCTTCATGCAGTTGGACGAGGTGTGGGTCTGGGACGACGATCGAGACGGGTGGGCCACGTTCCAGATGATCGGCGACGACATGCTGATCTGGGGTAAGCACTTCATCGCCAACGCCCTGGCGTGGAACTCCAGTTCGCTGGCTGAAATCCCCGAACTGAAGGCCAAGCACCCGTTCAACGAGGTCTGCCCCAACCGCATGGCCGACTATTTCTGGGGCCGTTCGGAAGTGATCAATGTGGCCCTGTTGCAAGAGGCGATCAACGCCCGGATCAGCGGGATCAACCGCCTGTTGCGCAAGCAGGAAGACCCGCCGCGCTATTTCAAGATGTCCACGGGGGTGAATCAGGTCGCCCTGTCGCGGTTCAACAAGCCCGGCGGCTTCTGGACCGACAACAACCCCCAGGCCGACATGAAGGAGCTGACGCCCGAGATCAAGGCGGACCTGTGGGCCTCGCTGCACGAGTACGAGCGGATGTTCGACGAGATGGGCGGCCTGCCGCCGATCGCCAAGGGCCATGGCGAGGCCGGGGTGCGATCGGCGGGCCATGCGGAGACCCTGGTGCGGATGTTCTCGCCCCGCTTCAAGGATCGCGCCCTGCTGGTCGAGCGCGATGTGGAGGGGATCGGTTCGCTGATGCTCGACCTGGCCCGGGTGCATGACCCGAAGAAGATGGTGGCGTGGATTCCCGAACCCCTGGCCGGGCTGGAGGGGGTCAAGGCCGACCCGCTGATCGTGCCGCCGGCCGAAGGGCTGGTCGCCGCGCCGTTCAGTTTCGACGACCTGGACGACGACGTGACCCTGACGGTGGACGCCCACAGCGCCTCGCCTGCGTTCCAGGCCGAGGCCAAGGCGCTGGTGTTCGACCTGCTGAAGATCGGGGCCATGGGTCCGGAGGACGTGGTGGAGCACGTCGATATCGGCGATCCGGGCGAGCTGGAGATGGGCATCGTGCGCCGCCGCATCGAACAGGCTAAGGCGCAGGCGCGCGACCAGCAGCTCAAGCTGGTCGCCCAGGCCGGGCGGCGCTGATCACTTCAGCCGTTCGGTGCGCACTTGACGCAGCGGGCTTTGGCCGGTCGAGCCGGGCACCACCTGCGAGGGATTGATGGCCATGCCCCGGAAGGCGCCGGCGATGGCGCGGCGCTTGAGCAGTTCGGCCTGACGCGAGCCCAGACCACGCTCGGCCAGTGGGTTTTTCGAGAAGAAGTTGTCGGCCTGCTGCTGCATCTGGCCCGGCAATTTCGGCGCCATGGCGTCTCCGGGGCGCAGATTGTCGCGCAGATCGGTCATCTTGTGGTCTTCCATGACGATCTTGGCGGTTTCGTCCACCGCCTTGACCAGCGGCTTGTCGCCGATGTGGCCGGGCGGGATGCCGGTCTCCACGATGCGCTGGAAATTGGCGGTTCCCTTCTCCACCTGCTCGCGGATGGCCGCCTCGACGCATTTCTTCTTCGGGCATGGCTTGTCCTTGGCGGTCAGTTTGGTGGTCGTGTATCTGTATTCCTTGCCGCATCTGTGGCACAGGCAAGTAATGCGATATCGCTTCGGCTGTAGATAGCCGTCCGGTTCAAGCAACTCAGAGCCGACGTAGGATTCGCTCATGTCGCCGGCCTCCAGGCGACCGGCTTGAAGAGAACCGGCTGGCCGCCCGAGTTCCGCACCGACCAGAAGCCGATCACGCGCCATTTTCCGCCGTTTTTGTCCCATCTGCGGGTGTGGCGCCAGACCGCCTCCAGAATCTGCTTTTCCCCGCTCATCAGCAGCACCGGCTTGCCGTCGTCGGGCGCGCTGGACATGGCCTCCCAGCCCTTGGGGACGATCGCGCCTGGCTCTGCGACATCGGAGGGGGTCAATTGCTGGATGGCGGGCTGGAATCCGGCGTCCACCTCGACGTGGCCGTGGAGCGGCGGGCGCCCTCGCCGCTTGGGTTCAGGTCCAACGTCCGTCATGACAGCCCCATGTCCACCCGCCAGCTTGGCCGGATATCCTCCATCTGCGCGCGCTGCTCCGCCGTCAAGAAAAACCTCTGCACGATCTGGTTCAGCGCCTTGTTCTGGGGCGTGGCCTTGCCGCTTTCCTCGTCCATCACCCGCTGCCAGGTCAGGCCCTGGCCGAGCATCTCCGGGCGTCGCCAGTTGATCCAGGCGCGCACCGCCAGGGCGGTGGCGAACACCCGGTCATCCTTGGAATTCTCGCCCGAGGACTCCGGCGCGCCGATTTCCGATCCGTCCACCACCACGATCCGCATCTCGTCCAGCAGCGGGATCGAGCGGATCACCAGTTCGCGGGTGATGTAGGCCCCGCGCATCTGGTGCATGATCTCGCTCTTGGTGCGCCAGGTGGTCTCGAAATTCGCGGCGAAGCCCCGCCCCATGGTGTCGGGCCGATTGTAGAGGTACCAGCGGGCGTTGCCGAGCGCGTTCTCCCAGTCTCGGGCGCGCACCAGGCCTTCGTTCATCTGGGCGTTGAGCAGGTCGCGGACGTGCTCCCACTCCATCATCAGCGCCCGGCCGGGGCCGTTCAGGTCGATGTTGACGATGCAGTCGGTGTAGGCGCCGGCCAGGTGCGCGACCACCCAGGCCGCGTGCTTCACCTCGACGTTGGCGCTGGCGTATTCGGCCACCTGGATCAGCTTGTCGCCGAAGCAGCGGTACACCTCGATGCCGTGGCGATCCTTGTGGTCGTTGCGGCCCCAGGCCGGGTCCATGCCGATCACGTACTTGCCTTCGGCGACCGGCTCCTCCCACACGCGAAGTTCGATCTCGCGGTCCTCGCCGTCCTCGATCGGATGCAGCTTGATGTCGAAGAACGAGCCGTCCAGCTCATAGCGGTAGGCGGCGTAACCGTAGCCGCCCTCCTCCACCGGCGCCGGCGGGGCGTCGATGATCTCCTTGATGTCCTTGGCCACCTGCCGGGACTGGAAAAACGAGTAGCCGGACATGACGAAGGCGTCGTCTTCGGTCCAGGGCTGGTTCTGGGCGAAGATGCCGTCCGCCTCGCCCACGTTGTCCTGGCGCCAGCGAATCCAGGCCAGTTGCTCGGGCGTGATGCGCCAGCCGTATAGGTGGGCCACGGCGGCGACCCGCTCGCGCTCCTCGCCCGACGCGGCATAGGTCCCGTACTGGAGGAAGCGCGGATCGCTGCGGGGGATCGCGTTCATGTCGCTGGACCACCAGCCGCAGAACAGAGTGCGCTTGGTGTAGGGATCGTCCTTGGCGCTCATATACATGCTGCGCCACACGTTGAATCCGTTGGCCGTCGATTCGGCGATCAGCAGCCGGTTGGGGTTCTGCTGGGGCAGAGCCTCCATGAACGACTCCACCCCGTCCGCGCTGCCGTATTTGCCCACTTCGGTGAGGTGCGCCATGACATAGCCGGCGCCTTCGGCCCAGGACACAGACTTGGCCTTTGTTCCTGCGACCAGCAGGTCTAAGCGGCTTCCGTTACTGAATTCGATAAACGATCTGTTGTCCTTTACGATATAGAATTCCTCGCCGAAGTAGTCTTTCGGGAAGCTGTTGACGTACTTCCGCAAGATCATCCGGTTGATGTCGCGGTTTTTTTCGTTGTCCGTGACCAGGGCGCCGAACATATTCTTGTTCATGGCGCACCAGAACAAATCCAGCGCCAAGGAGATGGTGGTCATGCCCAACTGGCGCGATTTCAGTGTGTAGAACTGCCGAATCCCGTCATCGAGCCCGGTCCCCACGAAATTGAGGAACCGTCGCTGGCTCTCCCACAGCATCAGCGGGGCGCCGCGCTCGTCTTCGGACGGCGCCTCCTTGGAACTGATTCTCAGGTCCTTGATGAAGTCTTCGAAGACGCTGATCCATTGTGAGGCTTTGGCCATCAGTGGATCGTGACCTCTATCCAGTCGGCGGTGCGCCCGCAATACCACTCCCCGCCGGCGCCGGCCACGAACGAGGCGGCGTCCTGCCAGCGCCCGGTCGGCTGGTTCTCGTCGTCGAACAGATTGGTGATCGGCAGCCGCCGGCCGTCTTCGGTGACGACGAACCCGCCCCTGAGATTGATCGCGCACAGCCCCATGGCCCGGATCATGACCGCGACTCAGCGCAACCGCAAGTTACTCCAGGCCGAGCCGCTGGCGTAGCGTCTCCATAGTGGGAGTGTCGGGCTCGAACAGGATGCCGACCAGTTCGTCCTGTTCCGGCTCCGGGTCTGGCTCGGGCTCATGGCCTGCGATGGAGAGGACGCGCACCTCGCCGCCGGTGTAGGCGTCGAAGTCGCAGGCGATCAGCACCGCCTGCTCTGCGGTGGCGCCGAACGCCATGGCCCCGCGCGCGATATCGCAGCCGGTGCCCCAGGCGTAGAACGGGGCCTCGCATATCTGCCAGCCGTGTTCGTCCCACTCTTTCACCTCGCCGTCGCGAGTGACGATGATCAGCGAGGATTCGCTGAGTTCCGGCGGGTCGCCCAGCGGCAAGTTAAGCCAGGCGCGACATTTGTGGAGTTGGCCGAGGTTGCCGGTGAAGCCCCACACCGATCCGTCCGGCAAGGCGCCGCATTTCTGCGTCCGCCCGGCGCAAACATGGTCGTCCCACACGAAACTGTCGGCGGCGATCTGGCCGTCCTTGAAGGCCACGGTGGTCATTCGGCGGCGTCCTCATCCACGGCGCGGACCAGCGGTTCCCTGACGGTGAATCGCAGCCTGCAATCCTGACAGCGGCAGCGGCGCCGGCGGTGGCCCAAACGGCGGCTGATCTCGGTGTGCTCGGTGACGCTGGGGCCGGCGCATTTCGGGCATTGGACCAACGGCGGCGCGATGCCGCTCACGCAGCCTCCATGACCTTGAGCGCCGAATCGATGATCTCGCGCGCCAGTTCGGTCTTCTTCACGCCGCGCTTGACCGCCATGGCCTCCAGACGCGCCTTCAGTTCGTCGTCAATCGGCACGTTGAGCTTGTGCGATTTGCGATTGGGGCTGACCCATCCGAGCGCCGGCATCAGTATCGCCCCTTGAGCATCTGGTTCCAGAACCGGCCCGCCGAGAAGGCGTCGCGCAGGCCCGCCCAGACCTCCGGCGGCACGTCCTGGTGATCGTAGCTGCGCCCGTTCAGGAAATTGACCGTCAGAACCTTCTTCTCCGCATCGTAGGCGGCGCTGTCGATCAGCGAGGACGAGAAGGATTTCTGCTCTACTCCCATAGGATGGCCGCCGATCCCCCTTTGCCTTTAAAAGCCGTTTTCGCCGCGCGACGTGCGGCCTTGACCTCGCATCGGTCCAAATGACGATGCATCTGGCGCGTGAACCGCCCAGCAGGGGTGTTGGAGTACAAACGTCTCCGCGCGTCATTCTCGACGGATTCCCTGGCGATGGTGTTCTGGAGACCGGAATACTGGATCACGCTGGTTGCCTCACGACGCGAGCGCCCTTGGTGGCGTGAACCGAATGCAGGTAATCGCCCACTCGCCACTCCTTGAGAATGCGCCGATTCAACGAATGGGGCTTCATCCTGACGTAGCTGTAGGTCTCAGGATGACCTTCATCGTCAAGACGAGTGCGCAGATTGGACTCTCTGCGGCGGCGAAGGAGGGTGCGTGACTGGCTCATGCGCCTATCTTATGGGATGATACGTCAGAGGCAAGCGTTAAGACGCCGAGCAGGCCCGCAGCGCGTCGCGCAGCTTGTGATAGTCGGCCATGGCGCCGCTCAGCGGGTTGTCCTGAGACAGGGCGCGCAGGGCGGCGGCCAGGGCCTTCTGATGAGCGGGCGTGTAGCTCACGATCGGCGGGCACATCACCTTGACGGTCACCACCGGCGGTGGCGCAGCGGTGGCGCAGCCGTACAGCAGCCAGGCGAGCATCAGCAGAACCATCAGCGGCAGGGCCGCGATCGGCGAGGCGTAGTGGCGGCGCATCAGAAGCTCCCCTTGTCCAGCGAGTCCTCGGTGTCGGATACGGAGGCCGGCTGGACTTCGGCCTGGGCGATGGCGGCCTCGGTCTTGGCGGCTTGGGAATCGGTCGAGGCCTGGACCTGGGCCTGACCCAGCGCTTGGGCCTGCTGCTCCTCAGGGGTGACGCGCTTGCCGCCGAACAGTTCGGAGACGATGAAGCCGATCCCGCGCGTGACAAAGGTCAACAGGAAACGGAGCATTCAGTCATCCCCGAAAAACAGATCGCGCAGCAGCGGACCGCACAGGATCGCCCCCAGCCATCCGCCGCCGAACGCCAGCAGCAGCATCACCCACACTGGCATGTCAGCCGGCGTTGACCGGATGGGTCGCCGGCAGCTTGGACATGGCCAGCGCGATCAGCGCCTGAAGCAGGGTCGAGCCGAGCTTTTCGGCCAGGGCCAGCAGTTCGCTGCCGGTGGCCTCCAGGGCGTTGAGCACGGCGGTTTCCCACTCGCTCAAAGTCTTGGACCCCTGCGCCTGGGACAGCACCGCGATGATGAAGGTCAAAAGGTCTTGTAGCACCGTGGCTTCGGCCGAGGCCAGGACCGGCTGGAACAGGCCCAGCACGAACTTCTCGTCGGCGCTGAACTGCGCCTCCACGGCCTGAACGCCGCTGTTCCAGAGGGCTTGCAGCTTGGCCCAGAGAGTCGGAAACATGGTGGGTGATCCTATTTTATGGATTGGACGATCGAGAGCAGGTCTTTGATGGTCTGAATCTTGTCGTGGCGCTCCAGGAACGACCAGATCACCGCCGCGATGGCCGCCGCGCCGCCCAGCCCCCAGGCGATGAACGCCTGATCCTGGTCCTTGGTCAGGAACCCATGGTTGACCAGCGTGGTCCCCCCGGCCACCAGGATCACGCGCAGGAAAATCCCCACCACGGTGACCAGATAGCTCGGCGGCTGTTCTACGCGAACCTGTTGATCCGTCATCGCCACCCCCGACCCTGGATGCGACCGAAGGTGGATTAAGCCATATTCGCGGTCAAGATAGCCGGCGCAGCTTCAGATGCAGGAAGTCCATGCGCACGTCGCTCAGCACCGCCTTGAACTCGATGCGCGCCAACCTCAGTCGCCGCAGCAGCGAGCGGCGCACGCACTGGTCGATCAGGGCCTCTCGCGTGATCATCAGTTGCTGGTCCCCAGATAGCCGTGGTCCTTCATGCAGGCTTCAGTCAGTTGCGCCAGCGACGGGCGGGTGGACGACATCGAGCCCACCACCGCCCCGCCGACCGCGCCGCCCACCAGGCCGCCGGCCACCACAGCGCCGAAGTCCTGGTGCGCGAAATAGTCGTGGATCGCCTGCTGCTTGCAGCCCGCCAGGGTCGCAGGCAGCTCCGCCGCCGAACCCGTGGTGGCGACGTACTGGTCCGAGGCGCAGGCCGAGAGCAGCAGCGCCACCATGACGACCAGCGGCTTCATTGGCTCAGCCCTTTTCCGATCAAAGCCTGCAACCGCCGCCACGCGGCGCCCAGGAAGGACGGTTGGTCATCCTTCTGCGGCGCGGCGATGAATAGACATTCCACCGTGTCGCTCGGGCGCAGGGCCTCGCGTGTGTCCCACAGCTCTTCGCCGGGCTCGCCGACGACCGGGCGCCACTCAACCTTTGTCGGGACGCCGGACTTGGTGATGCGAACGCGATGCACCTCGCCGATGACCACCTCCGCCAGCCACACATAGCCCAAGCACACGTCGCCGGAGAGCACGCTCAAGGTTCCGGATGAACCGTTTTCGGCCGCTATCCCGACCGCCGTCTCAACCTCAGCGTCGTAAGCCATCGCGCTTCACCCACTTCCCATCCACCTTCACCCAGCCCGCCGGCTTGCGCGCGCCCTTCGCCAGCTTCCGCTGCTCCGCCGCGCACCAGCGCCGATAGGCCACGATCGCGGGCTCGGTCATCGGCTCTCGTCCAGCAAGACGTCGATCATGGCGCGGTAAACATCCGCCCCGTCCACGTAATCAAGCCAGGCCGTAACCAAATTGCCGGGCTCGCCAAACTGATCGACGCACCGCGCGTTCTGCTGCGCCTCGGTCGGCTCCCGTATCGCCTGGAGAACGGCGACCACCACAGCCCTCATCCGATAGGCCTCAGAGCGGCTGAACGCGCCCCACGCCACCTCCGTCAGCCGCTCGATGTCCGACTTGCTCATTTCGGCTCCTTCGCCTTCTTCGGGCTCGCCCCGCGCGGATCAACCGGCGTCCAGCCCCGATAGGCCCCGCGGGGCAGCGGATACCAGCCATCAGTCCCCGCCGCAGGCTCTCGCGCCGATGTCCCCACCAGCACCATCGACGGCGCGCCAACCCCGTTCGAACACCACCGGATCGACCGCACCTCTCCGCCGCCCGCAAACCGCTCCGGCTCGCGCAGCTCCTCCACATACCGCCCCTCCGGCAACACCGTGCGCCGATCCCAGCGCCAGCCCTCAGACCCAGGCTCCAGCGCCTCCCGCTGCTCGTCCGTCAAATCACGCCAGTTCATCGGTAAAGCCGCTCCTTGGTGATCGGATCAAACCCCTTCAGCACGCCCCGGCTCACTGGCTCTTTGACGATCTTTTTGCCCTTGGGAGCCGCACCGCCGGTTTCCGACGCCTCGACCTCGGGCCGCGCCTCCAGCAGGTCCACCCGCTTCTCCAGCTTCGCCAGCCGGTCGATCAGCTTGGCCAAAAGCCCCTCCATCGCATCAACCCCCGAGGGGACCGGCGCGGCTTCTCCGCCCTTCACAGACCCCTTCAGCTCAGCCTTCACCGACAGCAGCGGGCCATCCGGCAGCGCCGACAACCGCTCCACGACACTCGCCTTGATCGGCGTCGCCCCGCTCTCGTAATTGCGCAACGTCCCACGGCTGATCCCCAAAAATTGCGCAGCCTCGCCCTGCGACAACCCCGCACCCTCACGCCACCTGATCAATTCCTCGCCGTCCACCTGTTCAATTCCCAAAATTGTACAACCCCAAAACCATACCCGCCCTGTACAATTTGTACAGCAGCGAATTGCACAATTTGTACAGCCTTTTTGGGGCGGGGACGGATGGGGCCTCCATCCGTGACGATTCGCGCGGACCAACGCGGGCCGCCGAGCGCCTGGCCTAGGGTGGTCAGGGGCCTGCAACACCGATCACGGGCGCGTGAAAACGGCGTCTAATATGTAGTATCGGAAGTTTTTGCCAGTCCTAAAACGCCGCTTTTGAATGTTCAAGCCGCATTATCGGAAGTCACCGAACGAATGCAGTCTAAGCACGTTTTCAGAGGGTCTTCAACACTACCTGGGACGAGTCGCTATACTGGCCACCTAATCAGCTCGCCGAGCGACCTTACACGCGCGCAGGCGGCTAGAGCGAGAGGCGATTTCGGAGGTACGCCAGCCTCTCGCCTTTATCCGCGTCGCTGGTTTTTGTCTGGTCGACCGTTTGCCGAGGCGCGGCGTTGGTGTGGGTTTGTCTGGTTTGATCTGGGGTAGGTGGAGATAGGGGAGGAAGGATGGTTCGCGCACTCTAGTCGGGACGGGGCGGGGGTTTGCGCTGCGATGGGTCGCCGAGGCCTTGTGGGGCTTGCTGGCGGGCGTTCAGCGCTTGGGCAGTGTGTCGGTGCGCACTGGGCGTCGAGGGCGCTGGTCGGGCGCTGGGGGGCGATCTGGGGATGGCTCACGCTTGGGGGTGATGCCGAGCTGCTGGAAGGCGGTGGGCTCGGAAGGGGAGTGATAGGCGTCTAGCCTTCGCTTGGCGGCTTGGGCCGCGCGGGCGCCGCCGCCGCGTGAGGCGACCAGCTTAATGGTCGTGGCCTTGGTTCGGCGTTCATGGTGATAGCGTTCGAGCGCTGGCTTGATGTCGGCGAAGACCTGCAGAACGTCCGCTCGGTGATGGCGCCAGGTCGGGCCGTGGGCTCGGGCGAGCTGGCGTAGGGAATAGTCGTCGCCGGGGAGGGGGCGCAGTTCCGTGTCCCAAAAATGGAAGCAGAGGCGCATGAGGGCGCCGAGCGCAGCGCCGGGCAGATGGATTGCGAGCGGGTGGCGCATGATCGGCTCGACGGGCATGGGATACAGCTTGCGCGCCATGGGCTGAAGGTAGCGGCGTCGCGGGTTTTTCTCCACCGTCTCTATTTCATGCGACAAAACGCTTGCGCGCCGTTTAGTGCTGTGCTTATTATCTCCCATCCGCTTGGCGACCATGTGGTGAGCGTCTCGACGGCCCCCATGGTGGCTTTTGGGTTGCGCCAGAGGCCTTTGAACGCATCCCCATGCCCTATCGCGATAGCTTCGCGGGCGGGAACTGGTTCAAGGAAGATTGCGATTGGGCGGTCCCTTATCTCGCGCTGCGGCTGGACCGCGTGGATGTGCAAGGCGAGTCTGCCACGTGTCGGCCGGGAGGATGCAGCGGCGTCCGCAGTAGCGGCAATGGAGACGGTCCCGGCCATGGATCGCGGCGCGGAGGCTCTTGCTGATAGCCATGCGCCAAACTGTGACATAGGCTAAAATAGCCTGCAACGTGGAAGGACAAGATCATGAGCTGGATCATCCTGGCATTAACATTCCTCTCTGGTTTTCTCTTCGGTCGAATGACCGTTGCAGGGCCGCAATCATGATCGGCGCAACCTTTGTCGTCGTCGCCCTGCTGGCGCTGTTCTGGGCGGTGGATCAGGAGCCGTCCCGTGATTGACCCCACCAAGACATCCATAGGCGCGCTGGCGGCGATTCTGCTGGGCGCAGCGTTCCTGCTGGGCGGATGAGCCTCGCCCGCCGCTATGATCACGAGGAACTGATCGCAGAGCTACAGGCCGAAGTCGCTTGGCTTCGCGCCGAGCTGGGCTATCGGGATGAGCGCATTCCCACCATTGGCCGCGTGCTCGGGCTTACGCAGCAGCAAGCCCATATCGTATCCATCCTGTATGGCGGGCGCGGCCGCTGGGTCTTGCGCACGGTGATCGACGACGAAGTGCGCATTGAGGCTCTTGTCGGTAAGCGATCCAACGGCGCGGTGGACACCCAGGTCTGCAAGATACGCCGCAAGCTGGGGTTCGACGCCATCCGCAGCGACGGGAGCGGAACCCTGGCTGCGCTCTGCCTATCGCGCGCGTTGGTCGCCAAGCTCGATCTCGTGTTTTCCCCTTAGGGCGTTTGACCGGCGAACGACAGCAACCTGGAATCCGGCTCGACTCGGTTGGACCTGATCCTGTGGCAACCTGGACCGTGGCTGAGGCGTTTCCTCACAAAGGAGCCGCGCCCATGACCCTGATCGGCCTTTTGGTTGTCGTCGTCGTGATCTGTCTGATCGTCTATCTGCTCCAGCGGCTTCCGCTGCCGGCGCCATTCAACTGGATCGCGCCCGCGATCGTGATCCTGTTCCTGATCGTGTGGCTGCTGGAGGGCCTGCCGGGGCTCGGCGCTCACCGATTGTTGTGAACACGGATTGACAGAACAGGCGGCACGGTAGCAACCTGAAAAAGTTGGGGCGGCCCAGTTAGTCGCTGGACCGCCCCGGAATGTCGTTTGCAGGAACGACAGAGCAATTGCCCAACCAATTTAGGGCAGTTCGGTTCCCGCAACAAGACGACATTTCACCGGGTCACGCCGTTGACAGCGCGTGGCGCGTCGGTGCCGGAGCAATCCGGACGGGGGCTTCCCGTATGGTGTCGTCAGCGACCCGACGCAGTGCGCACTGGTGAGGCCCGATCATAGCGCAACCCGAGTCCGAATAGGCGAAGCGGGGATCGGCAAGGGCTCGGAGACCCTTGTAAAGCAGTCGCCCCCACCGGCTCTCACCGAGTAGATGCCGGCGCACGCATTGGGCCTCGAAAGAGGCTCACCGTGCAGGACCGCCCTTCGCGCCGTTCCGGCCGGAGGCTGGTCTTCCTGTGTCTTTTAAAAAAGTCTATCCGTAACAATATCTTATCAGAGTCAGCTAAACGGAAAGATTCTCTCAAGCACTGGTGCTAGGAAAAATCGTCGCCGATTTGGAAAAAGGCTCGACCGATGCGCTATCTCCCGCTTTGCCTGGCGACGTGGGCGACGCTGTTTCTGCTGGCGGGAACGCTGGCGTGGCTGATCGCGCATAACCCGCTGCTGGCTCTGCTGCTGGCGGTCGCCGTGGTCGTGGCGACGCTGGCGGCGGTGCTGCACCTCAGTTGAGGCGCATCACGCCATCTTCCGCAGCCGCTCGGCCATCTGCTGCGGGGTCTCGCGCGTGGCGGGGACCGGCGGAGGAGTCAGCTTGAATTCCGCCAGCATGGCGCGGACTTTCTGGCGGTCCTCGTCGCTAATCTGGCGGGCGATTGGCGGCTTGTATTCGGCGATGCGCTTGGCCCGCCAGGCGGCGACCCTGATCTTGATCGCGATCGGCTCGGCCAGCTTGTAGAGCTGCGCCGGCTTGGGGAAATACTCACCTTCGCGGGCGTAAGCCTTGACCGCCGCCTCTAGGGCGTCGAACGGCAGTTCGCCCAGCACGTCGATGTAGGTTTTCCAGAAGCTCGCCCACTGCTCCTCGTTGCGGTCCGCGAGCCCGTAGACGCCCACCAGCGGCATGATCAGGATCGCCACGCCCTCAGCCCCGCACGGGCGCTGGCGGCGCTCCAGGGCGCTCCTGGCGGCGATGGCGTCGGCCCGCATCACCGGGTCGCACGCCAGCTCGCGCACCACGTCGTCAGTCTTGCCGTCGCTGCTCAGCCGCGCGAACAAACCCTTGGAGCATTCGCCCCGTGCGCTCATCGCGCCGCCGGGCGCCGGGATCAGGTCTAGCTTCTGGTTGGGCATAACCCCTCCGGACATGCTCGATATCGTCGGTCCAACGTTCCTGGTTCAACCAAGTTCCTGCATGAGGAACGAACCGAATATCGCCTGATTCGACCGCTGCGGCAAATAAGACAACCGCGTCACACAAGGTTTGCACCGGATCGCGGCCGCCGATCTTGTAGATCGCCTTGTCGAAAGCCTTGCGCGCTGCGCCTTTGCCCACCTTGCGCGGGTACAGAGCCCAGAAGGTCTCGAAATCCGCACGCGCCTCGTCGTCACCAAACAACGTGATCATCGAACCCCCCAATGTTGCTGTCAGAGATCGTCCCAGTCGCGCATTCTCAGAAACCGCGTGAGCTGTCCGTTGAGCCTTTGAATCACCTTGCTCAGGGTGGCGATGGTCTCCAGAAGCGCGATGCGCTCCGGGTCGTGGTCGGTGTCCACGAACACCACTTCGCGGGTGCCGATCCGCAAGCCGCAAGTGGTGCACCACCGCCGGCGCCGGATTCCGACCTGCTCAATCATCGCGCGGCTGTCGCGCACGATCATGAACCCATCGCATCCGGGCGCCGGACAACGGAAACTGCGCCTGTCCCCTTCGTGCCTCGACATGGATCAGGCCGCCTGCTTGGGCGCGGCGACGCCATCGCATAAGGCGATCCCCAGCGATGTCAGGCGGTAGCCGTGCCACCCGGCGGTCTCGATCACCGTCATGGGCGCGAACCGCTTGCGGATGCGATGGATGTAGACCTTGACGGTGTTCTCGTCGCGGTCGCGCGTGCGCCACCGAGGCAGGTTGTCGAGGATGAAGCCATCCTTGATGATCTTGCCGCGCGCCGCGTACAGGGTGGAAAGCACATAGGCTTCCTGCGGCGTGAGCTTGAACGCATGGCCAAGGCGGGCGATCTGGTCATCCCGCATCCCCAGCTCGCCCCGCAGATAGAGCACTTCGTCCTCAAGCTGCTGCCGGGTCATCTTGACTGGATCGACGCCGCACATATCCCCTCCGATGGTTGTGGTTGAAGCGCCTCGATGCGGATGTCCACGCCGGGCTTTTCGCTGGCCACCTTGGTCGCGAACAGCCGCACCACCTGCTTGTCGTCATGGAAGCAAATGGCGTTGCAGGGGTCCAAGACAGCCTTGATCAAGTTGTCGAGATCATATGCGCCCATATAGGCCTCCTCGCCGGCCAGCACCGCGCGCCTGAGGCGCTGGGACATGCTCTTGGGCGTCGCCAGCCGAAAGCGCATGGACACGCTCAGTGGGCCTTCCAGGGGCTTCTGAGAGCCCATGGTGATCTTGGCGATCTTGGCCACGGCCAGCTCGTATTTCCGCGTCTTGCTGTCAGTGTAGACCCTGGCGTAGCCGCCGCGCACCGTAGCGCGCGGGCGGCCCTTGCCGATGGGTGTTCCCGAAAACGAGAACAGGATCGGCTCGCTCATTCGACCTCTGAGAACACGGCCTCGTCGGCGGTCGGCCCGCCCGGATCGGGCCCCGTGTCATCCTTGACGTAAGGGTTGTCCAGCGGCCCCATCTCGGCCTGGCGCTTGAGGAAGGCGGCGCGCACGATCTCCGAACCCTGTTCGTGGCCCTTGCCGTATTCCTGGGCGCACTCCGGCGGGCAACCGTCCGGCGGCTCGTCCGGCCAGCCGATGCCGGCCAGACCGTTCTTATAGCCGGCGTTGAACCATTTCAGTTGGTCCCTGACCGGCTCGGGCGTGCTCTCGCCGCCGAACATTTCCAGTTGACTGCCCACCGGCAACCGCATGGCCTCGGCGTACCACTGACGTTCGGAGAAATCCGCCTTCACCTCTTCCGGTGTCCATTCCAGCATCCGCACCAGCGAATCCAGCGTGCCCAGGCTGATGCCCTGCGCCTTCAAGCCCTTGCGGAATTTGCCGATGGCGCCGTTCAGCTCGGCGCGCTTCTGGTTCCATTCCAACTGGGCGTGAACCGCCATCTGGATGTCTTCGTGCGAGGGACCGTTGCGCCCCTCCGTTTCGTCAGTTTTGGTCTTCGCCATTGATTCGGTCTTTCTGAGTGAGTTGGACGATCGCCGCTTCGATTTTGCGCAGGTTCGAGACGTAAAAATTGTCGCCGTTGCGCATCCGCGACCAAGTGCTTCTCGACACGCCCGCCTCGGTCAGCACGTCGATCATTTTCAATCTGTGTTGGAAAACAAGGCTTTGCAGGCGAACGACCTCAGGGTCCAAGGCGGGCGTGTCAATCATGGAACATTTTTCACCGTTAGTGCGACAAAACACTTGCATATAAGACAGGCCAGTGCAAGCATAGCCATTGCTGAAACCCCGAACACGGACAACACAGGAGACACCCCATGAGGTTCGGCGGCTAACCCCGCCGAAGCGCGCCAGAGCGAGCCAGCGCCCCCGCTGGTCGCCCTCCCAAGATCGCTCTGGCGCGTCCCCATGGGCTCACACGAAGGACATTGGAATGACCGACAAACCGAAGGCCCGACGCGGATTCGCGGCCATGACACCGGAGAAGCGCCGCGAGATCGCCGCCATGGGCGGTCGTTCGCTCAAGCCGGAGGTGCGCTCGTTCGCGGCCGATCGCGAGCTGGCGGCCAGGGCCGGCGCGCTTGGCGGTCAGGCGTCGCACGGCGGCGGCCGACCCAAGAAGGCTGAGGCTGCGGAATGAGCCGGTCCCGTCCCGTCACCGCCAAGGTCTACATCGAGATCGAGATCGAAGTCGCCGGGCTCTATCTGCCGGGGACGCCGCCTCAGCCTCCCGCATACGCGCACGGCGGCTTGCCCGGCGACCCGGACGAACTCGCCGACCTGATGATCACCGGGATTCACGCCGACCGCCGAGGCGAGCGAATTGATCTGGTGGGTAACGCCTATAGCCAGCCGCACCCGTTCGCCGCCTTCAGGGACCACTTGTTGGAATTCGTCAAAGACCAAGCCATCGAGGCGCTTTTCGAGGCGGCTGAGAAATGACCCTGCTCCAGCCCTGGCCGGTGTTCGGCGGCTTCCGCATCGCCCGCGTGGGCATGTGGACGCTGGCCGGGCGCGACGCCGATCAGGGCTGGGATCAGGACTATGAATTCGTCGGCAAGCGCGTGTGGCCCACCGAGGCCGAATGCCAAGCCGCGATTGAGCGAAGGGATTTCCAGTGACCGTCGAGATCACCCAGGACGACTTCAGGGCCGCCAACACCCAGCGGCCGAAGGACCGGCTCAGTTTCGTCAAGTGGGACGGAAAGCCGATCTGCGCGGCGGGCGCCTATGAGGACGTGCCGATGGACGCCTACCACGGCCAACTGACGGTCGCGCCGTCGATCAGCTCCAGCGGCCTGCGCACGATCTGGAACCAGTCGCCCGCGCATTATTTCCTGGAGTCCTATCTCAACGAGGCGCGCGAGCCGCCGCCTGAACGCCCGCACTTCAGCCTGGGCCGCGCCGCGCATCATCTGCTGTTTCTGGGCCGCAAGGGCTTTGACGCCGAATTCGTGGTGCGCCCAGAGAAATGGTCGGACTGGCGCACCAAGGAGGCCAAGGAGTGGCGGGCCGACCAGATCGAGGCCGGGATGACCATCATCACCGACGCCGAGCTTGGCCACATCACCGGCATGGCCCGAAGCCTCGCCAAGCACCCGCTGGTGAAGGCGGGCATCCTCGACGGCGCGGTGGAGCGCTCGATGGTGTTCCAGCACCACACCGGCGTGTGGCTCAAGAGCCGGCCCGACTGCATCCCGAACGATTCCGGTGATACCGCTGATTTGAAGACCGTGACCAGCGTGTCCGCCGACTCTCTGCGCCGGTCACTCCGAGATTATGGCTATCACGTACAAGCCGCCTTGGCCGGCATGGCCATGAAGGCGACGCTGGATATCGAGATGACCAGCTTCTCGCTGGTTTGGGTCGAAAAGACCCCGCCCTACTGCTGCCGGGTGACCGCCTTCACGCCGGAAGACCTGCTGCGCGGACAGATGCAGGTGGATGTCGCCGCGCGCATCTTCGGCGAGTGCCTGACCAGCGGCGACTGGCCCGGGCCTGGGGGCAATCAGCAAGACGCAGAATATCTCTCGCTCCCGTCCTACGCGGCGTCCGACATCGACGCGCGCCTTGAACTGTTGAAGGAATGACCGTGGCCGACTCAACGCAGATCGCCGTTCGCGAACCCGCTCAACTGGTGGCGGGGGGTGAAGTCGCCGGCCTCGTGCCGCAGACCATGGAGGAGGCTTATCGGCTCGCCAAAGCCATGCACGCCTCCGGCATGGTTCCGTCTTCGCTGAACAGCACCGAGAAGGTGTTGGTGGCGATCATGGCTGGCGCCGAGATCGGCCTCGCGCCGTTCCAGGCGAGCCAAGCCTTCGCCATCATCAACGGCAGGCCCGTGCTGTGGGGCGATTCCATGCTGGCGGTGGTGCTGCGCAACGGCTTCAAGGTCGAGGAGTGGTTCGACAACGACGACGCCCCGACCAAGGCGTTTTGCCGTGTCACCCGCCCGGACAATGGCCAGATCATCGAGCGGTCCTACAGCGTAGATGACGCCAAGAAGGCCAACCTGCTCAACAAGACCGGGCCGTGGTCCACCAATCAGAAGCGGATGCTCCAGATGCGGGCGCGCGCCTTTGCGTGCCGCGACGGGGCCTCGGACGCGCTCAAGGGGTTCCAGATGCGCGAGGAAGTGGAGGATTACCCGAAGGACCCGCCCGCCACCACCGGCGTGCTCGCCCGCCTACAGCAGAACGAAGACGAGCGCCCGGAAGGCTTCTCCGCTCAGCGCGCCATCGAGGACGCCGCCGAAATCGAGCCCGCCGAAGTGCTGGACGCGATCCTTGAGGGCGACGACATCCCGTCGTTCGATCCCGAAACCGGGGAAGTGCGCGAGGAGACCCCCACAGAGCCGCAAGGAGACCCCGTGGCGGCCGAACCGGCGCGCGAGGCTCCAGACCTGCCGGCGGGCTTCGACGCCCCCTCATGGGCCGCTGGGGCGCACAGACACGCGCTCGACATGACGGACGCCGAGGCGGTGAGCGCATGGTGGAAGCACCCGGACACCGAAGCCAAATTCAGGGCGCTCGACGCCTATTCGCAGGGACTCGCCGCTCAACTGCGCGCGGCGGTCTCCAAACACAGAAACGAGCTGAAAAAGGGGAAATCACAATGACCGCTCGCGTCATTCAACTGAAGAAGGTCCCGGCTGCGGACGGCTACTGCACCATCCCCGCCGACGCGCGGGATTCGTTCGCCACCTTGAGCGCCTTGGTCTCAGGCGTGCAGCGCACCTTCGCCGGCGCCTCCACCCGCACCGAGCAACTGGAGCTGGCCAAGGCCAACCTGCGCTGCATCGCCGAGATGGCCAAGATCACCGAGAAGGCCCTGCGGTGAGCCGCGTCGTCCCCAAGACCGGAGAGGCGCTGGACCTGGAGCCGCGCAAGCCGCTCACGCCCAAGCAGCGCGCCCAGGTCCACGCCGACAACGACGGCCTCTGCTACCTCTGCGGCCATCCGATCGCTCTGGAGGAGATGCAGGACGAGCATGTCATCTGCCTTGGCATCGGCGGCTCGAACGATTTGCGCAACCGCAAGCCCGCGCACGCCGACTGCCACAAATTCAAGACCGCGCTCGACCGTCAAGTCATAGCCAAGGTGAACAGGATCAGGAAGCGCGAGGCCGGCGAGGTGAAGCCCAGCCGGATCAAATCACGCGGGTTAGAAGGCTGGCGCACGTTCAACGGCTCCATTGTCAGACGGGGGGAGAGATAGATGCGGACCTATGGCGAAACGAAGGATTGCTCCGGCTGTCGCTTCTGGAGCGAGATGATCGCTCAGTCTATCGGCGGGGGTCCTGTGGAGGCTCTATGCCTGTCAGGGACGGGCTCTAGGGCCGGGAAATTTACCACGGGCCGCATGACCTGCGAGGCCTGGAAAAGTGGCCATCTGGGCGCGGTGGACGACCCGCCGAACTACGGCGAAGAGACCCGCGCAGCCTACGAAGCCGAGGAGTCTGAACTTTCCCTCACCCCTACTGATGGGGAGGGGAAGTAAATGAAGAGTCTCTACGCGCTCAATTCCATTCGCCGTACCGATCGCGCTGTTGTCGAGATGTACGGGAACACTGGCGACGACAAGACCGGCGTCTTTGAACTGCCAAGTCCGGCGGATCAAGAGAGCATGATCGTCATAGCGTCCAATGACGCCGGTTGGGATCACGTCTCAGTCTCGCGCGCCGACCGCTGTCCCACATGGGAAGAGATGGAGCACGTGAAGCATCTCTTCTTCAAGCCCGAAGAGACGGCCATGCAACTCCACGTGCCGCAGACAGATCATATCAATTGTCACCCGCATTGTCTGCATCTGTGGCGTCCGCATTTAGTGAAAATACCGAGGCCGCCTGCGGAATTTGTTGGCCCGGTCGCAGTCGGTGTAAAGTAATGGCTCCTAGCTCACCAGAACGACCAGCAGTTCTCGGCGCTCCAAGTGCGCCGTCGGGTGATGGGGAGGGGCTGATGCTACAGCCCCTCAATATCCACGCTGAACCGCTCGACCAGCAGCAGGAGCAGCTCGACAGACCGTGGGATCACGGCGTCACCTGTCGCCCAGCGGCGCACCGTCCGCGCGTCCACATCAAGGAACCGCGCCGCGCCGATCTGAGACAGGCCGAGTCGTTCAAGGGTCGCGCGCAAGGCTTCGGCGGTCATCGCATCCTACCGGCGCAGAGCCGCAGCCGTGGCAGCAGCAAGCCCCATGGACGCGATCAGCGAATTGAAGTGTTCGGCGGTCTGCGCCTCGACGCCGAGGACCTTGACGCCTTCCGCGATCCGGGACCGAGCCCAGACTTCCGCGCGCTCAATGGTGTTGAAGTGGAAGCGGTTCTCGGTCCCGTCGTCGTTCAGGAACCGAACCGTAAACATGCCGGACAGCTTGGTCATCTCGTCCTCCAGCGGGCATGGGCGCCCTTCCGAATGCCCCCACTGTATGCGGACATTTTGTCCGGAGTCAAGGGGGTGTGGGGATGATCGCGCCGTCGGCTGAGATGACCTACGGATCGGTCTGTTCCGGCATTGAGGCCGCGACCGTGGCGTGGGCGCCGCTGGGCTGGCGCTGCGCCTTCGTGTCCGAGATCGAGGCGTTCCCGCGCGCCGTGCTCAAGCACCATCACCCGGAGATCCCGCTGCATGGCGACTTCACGACGATCAAGTCTGGCGAGTACGACCCAATCGACCTTCTGGTCGGAGGAACACCTTGCCAGCCTTTCAGCATCGCGGGTCTCAGAGGCGGACTGGGCGACGACCGCGGCAGCCTGGCCCTCGAATATCTTAGGCTGGCTGACCGCCTGCGGCCCCGATGGCTGGTTTGGGAGAACGTCCCCGGCGTCCTGTCGTCGAACGGCGGACGGGACTTTGGAGCCATTCTCGGGGGCATGGTCGAACTCGGGTACGGGTTCGCCTACCGAGTGCTTGACGCTCAGTTCTTCGGAGTGGCCCAGCGACGCCGC